GGCATTCCCTCCGGGTTCTTTCTGGTCCGGCAAATGGGCTTCAATCATCGAGATGTTCAAGGAATGGGATGCCTTGGAGATTGGTAAGGAGAGCGATAATGAGTAACAACTTCAATGTGACGGTTCTTTCCGGACGGGTTTGCGCAGATGCAGAACTCAAGTACACAAACAACGGAACGGCGATATGCAACTTTTCACTTGCAGTGAATAAATACCGGTCTTCGCAGGATGGACAAGGCAAGGAGGAAGTCTCTTTCTTCAATTGCTCGATGTTCGGGAAGGGAGCTGAGAGTTTCAACCAGCGTTTACTGAAAGGTGTTCCGGTAATCGTCAATGGAGAGCTCAAGCAGGATCGCTGGAACGATCAGGACGGGAAAGCCCAGAGCAGGGTGTCTGTGATAGTCAATAGGGTTGAGATGGTCTACACAGGGCAACAGAATCCCCCGCAAGGCAACACTCAATCAAGTACACAGCCATCGCAGGGTGGTAATCCATATCTTTACTCCAATCCTCCAACACAGGCTGCTCAACGCCAGCCCTACGGCTATCAGAATCCTCCCCAGCAATCGTATCAAGCTCCCCAAAACTATCAACAATCACCCCAGGGATATCAGCCTCCTCGAACGTATCAGGCTCCACCCGCTGTACAAGGTCAGTTCAACACCATGCCAACTCCCGGCGGTATCAGGCCGCAGGATGGCCAGCCTTATATGACAGGACCGGAATCCTTCAAGGATGATGATATTCCATTCTAAGGGAGAGGATCTGCATGAGAGGTATTCATATTGTTCTGGCTCTCATCGTCTTCTACTTTGGTTGGAGGATCTATCGTGAGCTCAGAGAGAGATAACTGTATTCAAGCCTTCTGCAAGCTGAGACGCCTGCAGGAGGCTACATACAACGGATATTGCAGGTGCATCAGTTGTGGCGCACTGGTTCGATGGGATGAGTGTGATGGCGGACACTGGCTGTCACGAAGATATAGGGGAACCGAGATCGAGCATGACAATGTTTGGCCTCAATGTCGGCAATGCAACAGGCATGGCGGACAAGAAGCGCACAACCAATACTCAATCGAGCTGGAAAAGAAGATTGGCAAGAATCGGATTGCTGTCCTTGAAGCAATGAAGGTTGCCTACACCAAGCGTGATTATCGGGAATTGACCGGACGTTTCCTTGTTATGGGCAAGAAGATTAGAAAGGAGAAAGGCTTGTGAGATACTTAAGTCTTTTCAGTGGCATAGAAGCTGCTTCTGTTGCATGGGAGAAGCTGGGATGGATTCCTGTTGGATTTGCTGAAGTAGATGGATTTCCATCTGCAGTTCTCCAACAAAGATATCCAAATGTTCCAAACCTTGGTGATGTAAAAAGAATCACTTCATTCCAAATTGAGAGGCTTGGTCCGATAGATATCGTCGTGGGGGGATCCCCGTGCCAGGATTTATCGATTGCAGGCAAAAGGGCTGGGTTGAAGAATTTCAATGGTACTGCAACAAGAAGCGGGCTGTTTGATGAGCAGATTAGGATTTTCGAGATAGCAAGGGAGAAATGCGGTGCGAGATTCATGTTATGGGAGAATGTCCCTGGAGCCTTTTCTTCGAATGGAGGTTCTGACTTTGCCTATGTTCTTGGATCTATGGTCGGCAGGAGTCTTCTTGCTCCAGAACAAGGATGGAAAAATTCAGGAGTCTGCCTTAGCGACGACGGGAAGCGATGCGTCGAATGGCGTGTGTTTGATGCACAATACTTCAGAATTCCCCAAAGACGGAGAAGGATCTTCGCTCTCCTCGATACTGGAGACTGGTGGAGTAGACAGCCGATTCTATTTGAGCCCGAAAGCTTGCAAGGGGATACTCAGAAGAGCCGAGGAAAGAGGGAAGGAGTTGCCTCTCGAATTGATGCTTGCTTTACACCAAGTGGCTTCGGAGGATACTCCCAACATGTCGGAACCCTAAGAAGTACCGGTGGTGATGTTGGCCCTGGAAGCGAAAACATAATCATCTATGAGAATCATGCAAATGACAGCCGTGTGAGGCGATGTGAGAAGAATCTCGCCCCTACATTGCACAGCAGGATGGGAACCGGTGGGGGAAATGTCCCACTGGTTATGTCATCCGGTCAAGCCAACGCAGAAATTGCACGAGATCACTGTCCTACTTTGAATTGCCTCCATGAGGCACCCATCGTAATGGGGAAAAGCGTCGAATGAAACCAATGTGTTCGCACAAAAACATGCGCCTATTCAACTGGTGATGCTACGAGGAATTTTATGAGCGAAAACGAGAAAACTCCTGTGATAAGAAGACTTACCCCTCTGGAATGTGAACGATTGCAAGGATTTCCTGATGGATGGACCGATATAAGGTGGAATGGCAAAGATCATTCGCCGGATGGAAGAAGGTACAAGGCAATTGGCAACTCAATGGCTGTACCAGTGATGTTGTGGATAGGTGAAAGATTGCAAAGCCTTCAGCCTGTTGTAAGAGATGACGCTGCAATTGAGCGAATCCTGTTCGGCACAAATGATGAAGACCAGCTAAGTCTGTTTTAAGGAATACAAAATGCCTGATTCATTTACCCACAACACAAACACGTTGTCAAACAACCTTATGCTGGCAGTCATTCGTAAATATGGCATGGAAGGGATTGGAATCTACTGGACCCTCTTGGAATCACTCTGCAATGGAGGAGGAAAGTTAGAATTAAGCAGTCTGGACGATATTTCATTTGCCATGCATGTAACCCTAGAAGTGGTTGAGGATATGGTACGAACCAGCGGACTTTTTATGATGGATGATTTGTCATTCTGGTCTGATTCTTTACTTACAGAGATTAAAGAAAAGGAGGAGCGAGGATCTCGATTTGTCAAACGAGCTCGGAAGGCGGCTTCTAAACGATGGGAAGAATTATCAGCAGATTCAGAAGTAGGTAATGAGAATGCTACAAGCATGCTACAAGCATCAAAAAGTGATGCTATAAGCATACTACAAGCATCAGATAAGCATGCTACAAGCATGCAAGCATGTATGCTACAAGCATCCAAAGAGAAAGAAGAAAAAGAAACTCCCCCCATGGCCCCCCTCCCTTCTCCCCCGGTCCCCCTCTTCTCTCCCCCCTATAATCCCCCCTCAGAAAAAGAAGAAAGAGAAGGCACCCCTGTTAATGCCCCTACAGTTGAACCGAAAAAAACGGCAAATGTGATCTCATTGGATTCCTTGCTTCTCCTGAAAGTCCCCGAAGGATACAGAGAAGCTTTCAGAGAATTCCTTGCTTTCAGGAAGCAGGTTAAGAAGCAGATGACTCCACATGCAGTAGATCTTGCTGTTGCCAAGCTTGACAGAGACCTTCAGACCGACAAACAACGCCAGGAGTGCCTGAGGATGAGCATCCTAAACGGCTGGCAGGGAGTCTTTCCGGAAGCCCTGCTGAAGCAGCGGGATGGTCCAAAGGCAAACCCATCGGGGTTCAAGCAACGGACCAAGACGGATTTCGATTATTGGGGAGATTCCCCAGAGGAGGCTTGAGATGGCGTACAAGACGGTCAGCGACCCTGCAGACATCAACGGAGGGGTTGCCAAGGAACAGTTCGGATTCGCTTTGGATGAGGTGCTGGGCAACATCGCCAACTACTCAACCGAGGCCAAGGTGCCACGCAAGATTGTGCAGACCACAATCCTGATCCCATCAGAGGATCGCAGTGGAGTAACCATGAAGATCTCGACGAAAACGGTGCTGGCACCGGTAAGGGCGGATGAATGTTTCGGTCTCATCGAAGACGGAAAACTTATGAGCAAGGAGCCGGAAAAGAACCTTGAGTTGAATTTCGGCGAAGCAAGGGAGGCTTAGGATGGACCAAGGCGGAATCAAGGATCTCATTGAGTTGGCAAAGCAGTCGCTCGTTGTAGAGATGGGCGACGAAAAGTATTCCAGGGAACAGTTGTACAGGGTTGGACAAGAGGATCATGTAAAGTCGTTGCATATCACGACGCTCAGTTCTTTTGCAGAAATCATCAAGACCAATCCACAAGGGTTTGATCTTGATGGAGCGGTTGTGATCATCAACGAAGATTTTGATGTTTCGCTCTTATCGAAACCGGGAGAACGAAAAACCAGGGAAATTTATGTGCAAGCCATAAATCCGGTACAGAAGTTCAAGTTTGGGACAAAATACGACAGCATCAGTTTCTGCATTGCAATCCAGACACTCTTTGTCGGGAACAGTGAAGCAACAGATCTGTTCAAAAGAATTTCTACCATCAAGATCGATGAGGGTGTGGAAATCACCGATGACGGGAAGTCCACCAAGTTCACAGCCAAGATGGGAGTATCCGAAGCCTCTGTTGCGGTGGTAAACCAGAAAAGCATTGTGAAGCTGAAACCATTCAGGACCTTTGCCGAGTGCGAGCAGGTGGAGAGTCCTTTCCTCTTCAGGCTTTCAGGGTCCAAGGACGAGGGAGCATTCGTAACCCTTTTTGAATGTGACGGTGGAGCTTGGAAAGTACAAGCATTCAAAACCATCGCAAGCAAATTGGTTGAATTTGGGGTGGAATTACCGATTTTGTATTGATTGTGCATAGGGGGGGGAATCACCCCCCATTTGTCATGTTTGGAGGGGGTGGTACGTATGGATAACCAGAATCAAGTCCTAGACGGGATCATGAAGAATCTCATCGATGATAACAATCCATCAGGATCCCGGACAGGGATTCTGCGAGTGAATCGTCTGGAGTGTCCTGTTCACGGGCTCTACTCATCATTGGTCATCGGATACATGTCTGAGGATGGTCAGGAAGTGGTGGTGGAGGAAGACAAGCGCTGCCACCATTGTGTGAGAGAGCAAGAAGAGAACGAGCGGCAGCGAATTGCTTATGAACAATACAAGGCCAAACGGATTTCCGGGCTCACGGCAGAAAATGGAGTGACAGGAATTTTCGAGGATGTAAGATATGGATCTTTCATTGTTGATCCTCTTCAGGATGCGGGAAAGCAGCATGTCTGGGGAATGGTCATGGCTTGGGTGTCCGGTTCTTTCAGGAACTTGATTCTTTCTGGAAAGCCGGGAACCGGCAAAACGCTATTGGCAAGCATTGCCGTCAATGAAGCCTGCAGAAATATGCGGTCCGCTTTCTATGTCACGGAACAAAAACTCTACAGGACCTTCAGGGCTGTCCTTCAATATCCGGAGAGAGAAGGTCAGCTGGTCAAACAATTCGCCGCCTTCGATTTCTTGGCCATCGATGAATTGGGTCGATCGGCCGGGACCGAATATGAGGCCAGGTTGCTCGCAGAAATCCTTGATGATCGTTACAAGCTGTCAAAGGCGACGATGCTCTGTACCAACATGAGTCAGGAGGAGCTAACGGCATATCTTGGTGACAATGTGATCAGACGGATTGCGGCAAGTGGGAGAAGGGCCAAGTGTGACTGGGCTCCATTCCGAGGAGCCCAAGGATGAGTGCATGCACCATAACCGCCATACAGTTAAATCCAGGATTTTTCCCTCGTAAGATTGATATCAGGAATTCCCTGGAATCCATCAGGAATGTGGTTGGAGGAGATCCAAAATCCTTGGTGTTTCCTGAGAACGACTGGTTGTCGATTCTCACAGGTCCCGAAGGTTTGCTGGGCACGATTCTGTTCGTCGGGAATGCGGACGGACATTGGGAAGGGTTGAGTCTGGATGAGTGCGACTTCATCATGGATCTCTTCTACAGGGCACATGGAAAATCACAATGACAAAAAGTGCATCGATTGCATCCATATGAGCAGGACCAGAGAAGGCTTGATGAGCTGTAGGAATACTGCAAGAAAGTACCTTTGGCATTTGGAACATCCCTATTGCACAGGATGGAAGAGGAAGGAAGGGAAACATGAACAGACAGGTGTTGAGAAAAGCTTTGAGGATCTATGGCGAAAGTAATCAGATCATCAAATTGGGAGAAGAGGTCGGTGAACTACTTCAGGCGGTAAGCAAATTCTATTGGAGGTCAAACCTTTATGACTCCCCGGGGGAAAAGGCTGCGTTCAGGAATGCCGTTGTCACTGAGGTGGCTGATGTCATGGTTATGCTCGAACAAGTCAGGCTGATGGCTGAGATTGATGATGATGAATTATCAGAAGAGATTACCCGGAAGGTTGAGCGTTTGGACGACAGGCTTCGGGTATATGAGGACTGATTATGGGAATGTCTGTTGACCATTACAGTTCAATATGCCCGGTTCTTTGTTATCCGAACAGGATTGCGGTTGACCCCGAGTATTACGAGTCGATCAGGGCTTGCGCACTGGCAAAGAATCTTGAAGTCAGGACCATCAAGGAACTTATCCTTTCGGGCGGATCAAAGAATGGAATCGATGCTTTTGATCTGCCACTGGATTGTGGTTTTGATGTGTTGAGAATATCAATCGCCGGAAAACATAAGATCCTGTTGGTCAGAGATTCGGAGGACAAAACATGAGAAAAAGGAAACCGGTCATCGCCTTCGATTTCGGTGACAAGGATCTTGAGTTTGACTCAATCCAAACCGCAAGCAAGGAATTGCAGATAGGTACGGATAAGCTACTACGAGGGATAAACAAGGGGAAGCCGGTTGCAACCGGTATGGGTGATTTGTTTTTGGATTTCAAGATAGAGGGATACGACGGTGGGAAAGAACGAAGATGACAAGAAGAAGCGAGAGGAGCTTGCCAGGCTCATTCTGGATGAAGGCCTTACCATTGCGGAAGCCTCAAGAAGGGTGAAGCTTTCAGGGTCCTATGCTTCAAAGGTCAGAAAGGGGATTGAGGCGCCAAAGCATAGGGCGGGAAGGAAACGAAAAACAACATTGGAGGAGATTGAAGCCAAGATAGATGAGTATTTCGATTCATTTTCAGATGAATATCTTACAGATAAGGAGGGCAATTACATCATCGGCAAGAATGGTCAGCCGGTCATGAAGAATCCAAAGGAACCTACCGTCACAGGGCTTGCTTTGGCTTGTGGGTATCTGAGCGTCGAGTCGTTCAATGCAGCAATATTGACGGGCGGAAAAATAGCACAGACTTTGTTACGCGCAAAGTCTTTTGTCACAGAACACTATGAACAAAAGCTTCATCAACCTGGTTGTCAGGGAGCCATATTCGTTCTGGAACACCAAGCAGGTTGGAGATCTCCCATAGAGATCAACCAGAACACAAAAGTGAAGGTTGAGAACAAGATGGCTGATGATTTGTTGGAAATGGCCAATGGATTCCTCAGCAAGTTTGGGAAGCCCAAGGAGAGTACTGATGATTCTGACCAGGCCTGATGTAAACAGACACGATTTCCATTACATGGTTCAGATCATGATCAGCGAAGCAAAGAAGCGGGGTTCAATAAAAGAACTCATGCGGAAATTAGCCCTTGAGAATCTCTTTTTTCTTGCTGTTTACATCCTGGACATGACGTATCTGGACAATGATTTTGCATACGCTCTTTGCAATGAAGTCCAGGTCATGAAGTATGGCCGGTTATGGGTGATCGCCAGAGAGCATTTCAAGTCAACCGTGATCACTGTGGCTAGCACCATACAAGAACTGCTCAGGAATCCGGAAGAGAGAATGTGCATCTACTCGTACAAAGCAGATGCAGCACAAATCTTTCTTGGACAGATCAAGACTGAGTTTGAACAGAATCCCAAGCTGAAGGAATATTTCGATGACATTGTATGGGAAGAACCAACAAAAGGGTATGAGCGGGATGAGGATGGCAATAGGATCCCCATTGCTTGGACTACTACAGGAATCACACTGAAGCGTAAGTCCAGGTCGAAAGAATGCTCGTTGGAATGTTCATCAATCCTTTCTCAGAAGACAGGGTACCACTTCACCAAGCTCATCTATGACGATGTCATGACCCCCGAGAGTGTCAAGACCAAGGAGAGTATTGAACTGGTCCGCACTGCTTGGCAGAT